TACCCGGGCAAGAGACAATTCAAGAGAGCAATTCCAGCCTGCCAAGGACAAAAGCCGCGGGCAAGGCATGGTCAAAGGAAGTTAGCGGCTACAGGTCATCATCCATTGCAAAACCTTTTTTGATGTACTCCTTCAGAATATTTGTTGCCCAAATACGGAACTGCACACCACGCTGGGATTTTACTCGGTAGCCAACAGAAATAATAACATCCAAGTTGTAGTAATCCACTTGATATGTCTTTCCATCCGCAGCAGTTGTTGCAAAATTTGCAACAACTGAATTTCTAACCAATTCTCCATCTTCAAAGATATTTTTAATATGCTTTGATATGGTAGACTTATCTCTTTGGAATAAGTCAGCCATCTGCTCTAACGATAGCCACACCGTTTCATCCTGCATATTGACATCTATCTTCGTCAGACCATCTTCTGTCTGATAAATTATCATTTCGCCATGATTATCCAATATCTTATTCTCCCTTCAGTTTTCTGCTTAATTTTTCCAATATCTCTCAAGCACAATCTCCTTGAACTTTTCTCCGGCATAGATGTATTCTGTTTTACCATCTATCTTCATAGTAAACAGCCAATTAAAATTCACAGCGTGATTGATCTCCAGCGTATGCAAAATTCCATCTCGGATAAATTCATAAAATCGATAGCCATCATCGGCGAATCGGCTTTGTGTTGTATTCAGTGTAGCGATAACACTTTTGTCTGTGAGCTTTTCAAAACAGGTGATTGGGTTTGCTTCAAACATTTTCTTTAGGGCATTTGTCATTTGCTTATCAGTCTTATATAATTCCAGCAGATAATGTGCCATTATATCGCCAACATTTTCTAAGTCCGCTACCTTTACATCAACTAAAAATAGTGTTAGCTTACTGGCAAAATTCACTACCTGAATACATTTTCTTTTATCAAAATAGAACAGCTTTGCACCCCATTCAAGAATTTTATCTCCGCTTTCATTTTCAATCACAGTCTCCGCAATCTGATTGATTGGATGAGTTAACTCTTTTGGAAGTTTCAATTTGTATCTCTCAAAGGTCTGTTTTGTAGCATAAATTATCATAATGCATCACCCTAATCTTCTCGCTTCACATAAGTGAGTTCTATATCATACCCCAAAGCTTCCAGCATCTGCACAAAAGTTTTATTCACAACGCCATCTTTTTTCTTGATGATACGATTCACGTACTGTCCCGTTGTACCAACCTTTTCTGCAAGCTGCGTCTGTGTTAATTCGCTCTCTATACACTTGACCTTAACATCAACTTCTATATTATTTTTCAGCATATTAAATCTCCCGTTTGTTTATTGACTAATTTTAACACATTTCAGATAATTTATCATACCATATTTTATGAATATTTCAATGGTTTTGCAGAAAAAACAGGCACCCTGCCTTTTTACAGAGTGCCTGCCATTGTCTTGTGTTAAATTATCCTTTAATCTCAATTTGTATGCCAGACTTGAATAGGAAGTCCAAGTGATCGTCATATACCGTAATTTTCTCAATCAGCTTTCGCACCAGCTGTTCATCATAGGCTGTGACCCGTTTGGGCTGTGATTTTAGGTATGCAATCATTTCTTCGATTCGCTCTTTTCCGGCATTGTAGTTCACACTCTCTGCCATTGCCTGTTTCTGTTCCTTTTGTAGAGCATAAATCTTATCCACCACTTTGGAATAATCCTCAGATGCAGCAGTCATTTTCACAAGAAGTGTCTGCTGTTTTTCAATTTGCTTTTTAATACGCTCCAGTTCCTCATTATGGGCATTTCCTATCACATCAGAGATATTGATTTCCAAGACCTTAATTGCTCTCTGTTTTCCGCCCAGCACTTTGTTGATTGCCTCAAGCACCAAATTTTGCAGCTGTACTTCTGACAATGTTCTTGCAGGGCATTCCACCCCCGGAGCATTCAGTCTTGTAACGCACCTCCAGACAATCTGCTTTTTGCCATGGTTATTCCAATGTGTCCTGCGGTACATATCACTGCAATGCCCGCAAAACACGATGCTTGAAAGTGCATATTTACTGCTGTATACTCTTTTCTTTCCGTCCATACCCTCACGTATATTTGCTCTGCGTTTCATTTCCTCCTGCACTCTTGTAAAAAGTTCTCTTGGAATAATGGCATCATGGTCATTATTTACATAGTACTGTGGAACCGTTCCGTCATTGGCAACTCGCTTTTTGGTAAGACAGTCAACTGTATAGGTTTTCTGAAGAAGGGCATCTCCCATATATTTTTCGTTGGTTAGAATTTTCTTCAAAGTGCTTGAATGCCACCTTGGCTTGCCTGCGGCTGTCCGAATCCCATCTGCTTCAAGGCCTGCTGATATTTCTTTATAGTTCGCACCCTCCAGATACTCTCGGTAAATTCGCTTTATAATCTCTGCTTCCTCTGGCACAATCACAAGGTGTTTGTCGGCATCTTTAGTATAGCCTAAAAATCGGTTGTGATTGACCTGCACGATACCTTGCTGATAGCGAAACTGAATGCCCAGTTTAACATTCTGCGATAAGGATTCGCTTTCCTGCTGTGCAAGGGATGCCATAATGGTAAGCAGCACTTCGCCTTTGGAATCCATTGTGTTGATATTTTCTTTTTCGAAAAATACCGCAATATTCAATGCTTTAAGCTGTCTGATATATTTTAGGCAGTCAATTGTATTTCTTGCAAAACGGCTGATTGATTTGGTAATAATCATATCAATATTTCCAGCCTTGCAGTCTTCGATCATACGATTGAACTCATCACGCTTTTTTGTGTTCGTGCCGGATATGCCATCATCAGCAAATATACCTGCCAGCACCCACTCTGGATTGTTTTGTATGAACAGTGTGTAATGCTCTATCTGTGTTTCGTAGCTTGTAGCCTGCTCGTCACTATCCGTGGAAACACGGCAGTAAGCGGCTACCTTTAATTTTGGTTTTTCATCCGCTTTGGTTTCCTGCTTTTGTCGATTTAACCTTGGCGGAAGTATTGTAACACTTCTTCCTATAATGTCAAGCCCAAAATCGTTGATTTCAAGCCATTTCTCAAGTAGATTCTTATCGAAACAAGAACTAAAAATGATGAACAGTCGTAGCATTTCATGCCGAATAGCTGAAAAAGGGTATAGCGAGCAGAGCCTCCTGCCCTAATTTTTTTAAAGGCTATTTTCCCTCTGTCAACTATGATGATGAACCTTCCGTGTCTAATGGGCTCGTGGCCCAACTTCCTTCGTCCCACCTGTTCATACACCGAGTGCTGACTAAGCTTTCTTACGAGGTCGTGCCTCACGGAGTGAACTTCTGTCAGCTACAGCTCTTGTTTGTCTTGACTCTTACCGACCAGTTTCATATGCGCAATACTGATTAAACAGTGGACGCGGCACTGAGCAAATTCCCCTGGTACCTGTTTATTATGGCGCAGGCCGCGCTGGCAGCCGCACCGCATCAGTGGTTCCTTCCAGAACCCTGCCCAACCGCCAGCACTGTTGCAAGCAGCCCGGCAGGGCTCTGGAACATGTAAAATTGTCTGGATATACTGTGTGGAGATACCGATGATTCGTTACGCTGCCGTTGGCACTGTCTGCGGCTCCTGGCGTCTGATGTCACGCAGCATCTTTGCTGGATCATAGCGTGTGCCATTTCTGAGGATAGTGAATATGATCCGCAGGAGCTTGCAGGCGATAACGACCAGTGACTGCTTCTTTTTCAAGGGATTGACGTCCCTGGTCGTGTAGTACTCGTGGATTTCCTTAAATTCAACGGCGTGTGCTACCGATGATTTGGCGGCCTGGAACAGCCAGTACCTCAAGCGCTTGCGCCCGCGGTGACTGATTTTTGTCTTTCCCTGGTGCTTGCCAGAACTGCACGCAACCAGGCTCATGCCGCTGAGCTTCTGGATTTCTTTGACATCGTCAAAGCGTGAGATGTCTCCTATCTCAGACGCTATACCCGAAAGTATTTTGTCGCCAATGCCGGAGATTTCCAATAGGTTTTCAGCATACGGTATATCCCGGCAACTTGCCTCCAGCTGCGCTTCAACCTGTTCCAGTTTCATATCCAGCCGTAAAATCTCCTCGGCATACCAGATGACAGCTTCTCGGGAAGCCGTTATGCCATCTGTCAGGCCAACGCTCTTCTCTGCATACTCCACAAGGGTCTTTGCACGGTTGTAACCGCATCCGCGAAGCCTGGCGGCATGCCAGATGTCTTTGATGCCGTCTACGCCCAATGCCTTCAAATCCTCCGGGAAAGGCGCCACCTTCAATAGTTCCAGCGTGAATGCACCGTCAATCTTCCCCAATGCGTCCTTATACTCGGGAAAGCAGAACGTCAATACACGATGGAGCCTGTTCACTGCGCGTATTCTGTCCTCGGTAAGTTGATCCCTGAGCAGCGAGAAATGCCTAAGGTCAGCATAGACGCCTTCCGGAAGATAGGGCATGCCGTAGTTCCCATCCTTCACCAGGTTGGCGATAAGCTTGGGATCCTTGCGGTCATCCTTGAGCTGGCTGTTGTCCTCGACCTCCTTGGTCTGCTTGACAGCGTAAGGATTGACCTGTACGACACTGATGCCATTAGTTACCAGCCACGCCGCAAGACAGAACCAGTAATGCCCGGTAGGCTCAAGGCCAACGACAATCTGGTCCTTGCCATTGGCAACCGCCAGTTTCAGCAGCCAATCCTTTGCCGAGGCGAAACCTTCGGCGTCATTGCTGAAGGCAAATGCCTTCTTGCTGATTTCCCTGCCGCGCGTGTCAATGGCTCTGAGATAATGTGTCTCGCTGCCGATGTCGCAGCCAGCGACAAGTATGTTGTCGCTGATAAAGCTGATTTTTTCATTCTTGGCAAACTTCCCAACAGTCTCGAGCTCCTTCCATGAGTAAGCTTTCAGGCCTTGACCGATAAGCTCGGCTTGCTTTGCAATCTCGTCCTGCATGAAGATATTCACCTGATTGACTTGATTTTTATTGAATTTTGCTTTAGCATTCATTGTGTGCACCTCGTGTACTTCAGATTTTTTACCAACGGTCAGGTCAGTAATTATCTGAATGTACCTGAGGTGCATCTTTTTGTCAACTCCCGCCTACATTTAACAGTATACAGGAAGCTTTCT